TTGGATTGAATACCGATTATTCAGAACCACAAATAATTTTTGATTCTGATAGAATTATGATAAATGCTAAGTCAGATGATATTGGTATTTTCGCAGAAGGCAATATATTTATTAAAGGAAAAAGTGTTGATATCAGAAATAATCAGCAAGTTAAAATAGTTACTAAACAAATGGTAACTGATTATACAGATGGAGTAAAAGAAGATTATAACAAGCCAGTAGATGGCGATACCCGATTACTACCAAAGGGAAGTATTGAATTGGCAGGGTTGATGAAACCAATGATAGATACATTTAAAGCAGACATACAAGCATTAGCATATTTGATACTACCACCTTCACTACCGAGTGGCGCACCAAACCCAAGTTTTATGAAAGGTATGAAAATAAAATTTGACAATATTAAAAATATGAAAGAAACAATAGATAAGTTTACTAATTTAGATTTTTTACCAAAACACGACTTTGAAACCGTATCGGTAAATGAATTTTTTAAAGAACTTGGATTAAACAATTTATCAATAGATTTTCCAACAGATGATTGGAATACATTTTTTGATGATGTAGAGGGAACAAGACAAAAAATACAAGACGCTCAAGATAATGCAGCAGCTACAAAAGCCGCTGTTGTAACTTTAAATTCCGTTTTGGGTGCAATTAAAGGTGATAGTTCTACGGAAGAAGTCACCACAGATAATGTGATAGAAGCACTTGATGCTTATGAAGCAGACCCAAATAGTTCACCAGTGGACACAACAGATATACGGGCAGTTATTGCAGACGGAGCTTCTAATGAAAATTTAAAGGATTATTTTGAAAATGGTGGTTCACCACAACTTGATGACTTACTTGGTAATGCAGAAAATGCCGAACAAGAAGCTCAACAACTGAACCAAATATTAAAAATTATGGAAATAGCAAAACCAGCACAGGAGCAAAAATGAATAAAAATAAGTTAAAAAATATAATTGAATTAGTTGTCCGTAAAGAAGTTAAAAAACAACTAAGTGAGATATTTATTAATGAACAAACAGAAGAAGTCAAACTATCAGAAGTGATTTCTACACCAAAACAAAAAGCTAAAAAAAGAATAGTTAAAAAGAAACAATACTCAAAAAATCCAGCATTAAATGAAGTATTGAACAATACCAATCCATTAGGAAAAAGTCAACAAGACGAGTATCCATCATTGGGCGGTGGCGTTTTAGGTTCTGACAATATGGCAGAAGTATTGGGTTATGGAAATTTGGGTGGAGTTCAAAATAAAGAACGAGCAAGAGAAATGGCAGCAGTAGACACAATCAAGAAACAAGGTGTTTCAGTAGACTCAGTTCCAGAAGGCGTACAAGATGCGTTAACTCGTGATTATTCTGGATTGATGAAAGCAATTAATAAAAAGAAAGAAGGTCATAGACCATAAAAAATAAATGAGCGTAATAGAAATAAATAATAATGAAGATAAGTTTGTTGGAATAGGATTTCCACTCGGCTTTAATGTTGAGGGAAGATTGTTCAATCAAACAAAAACCGTATTAGACCAAGCAAAATCTAATCTAAGGAATTTACTACTTACCACGCCAGGCGAACGAGTAGGACAACCAGACTTTGGTTGTAATCTTATAGATGTTTTGTTTGACCAGAATATAGTAGAGATATCAAATAGGGTTGATGAAATCATAAGAGAAGCAGTAAGTCAGCAACTACCTTACATTTTAATAAATGATATATTTGTAAGTAGTGCAGTTGATGATTCAAATCAGTTGAATATTCAATTGGAATTTTCAGTAACATTAGACCCCGATACATTTGATTCATTATTAATACAATTTAATACCGCAGGAGAAGTATAATGGCAAGAGAAATAGATTACGGAACAAGTAAGAAAGTAATGAAAAAGGAAGTAAGTTATCTCGGTAGAGACTTTTCCGACATTAGAAACAATCTAATTGAATTTGCTAAAACATACTTCCCAAATCAATACAACGATTTTAATGAAGCATCACCAGGAATGATGTTCATTGAAATGGCAGCGTATGTTGGGGATGTACTGAATTACTATGTTGATAATCAATTCAGAGAAACAATGTTACAACACGCAGAAGAAAGAAAAAATATATTAGCAATCGCTCAATCATATGGATACAAACCAAGTTTAGCAACACCTGCCACAGTAGAGCTGACGATTGAAGTTGATGTTCCTGCAAAAACAATTGGTAGTGGAGCTTCAGCTACATATCAACCCGACTTAACTTATGCCGGTGTTATTGAAGCAAATAGTAGTGTGTTGGCAGGAAACGGAACAGAGTTTAATTTATTAGATGTAGTAAACTTTAAAGTATCAAGTTCGTTGGACCCAATGGAAATTGAAACACTACAACCAACATCAGGTAATATACCTACAAATTTTAGACTAAGAAAGAACGTATTAGCTAAGTCAGGTAAAAGAGCAGTTGAAACATTTACATTTACATCAGCCAAGAAATTTGACAAGATAGTTTTAAAGAATGCAAAACCAACTGAAATCATTTCAGTAACAGATAGTGATAGTAATAAATTCTACGAAGTTCCGTTCTTAGCACAAGATACTGTGTTTGATAGTGTTGAAAATACTTCACTAAATGACCCAAGCTTATCAACATACCAAAATGATACACCATACTTGTTAAAGTTAATTAAGACGGCAAGAAGATTTACAACTCACATTCGTGAAGACGATAAAATGGAATTAAAATTTGGTTCAGGTGTTAGTGAAAATGCAGATGAAGATTTAATACCAAATCCAGATAATGTTGGTTCATCATTAGGTTTTGGTGTTTCAAGATTAGATGAGGCATTTGACCCAAGTAATTTTTTGAAAACACAAACATTTGGATTAGCACCAAACAATACAACACTTACGGTTGAATATGCTTATGGTGGAACAATAGACCATAATGTAGCATCAAATGATATTACAAGATTTAATAGATTAACCTATACATTAAACAAAGCAAATTTAAACCAAGCCAACGCAACAACATCAGAACAAAGTTTGAGAGTATTTAATGACTTACCATCTTCTGGTGGTTCAAGTGGCGAAACTCTTATTGAAATAAAACAAAACGCATCTGCTTATTTCAATGCACAAAACCGAGCAGTAACAAGACAAGACTATATTACAAGATGCTATAATCTACCACAGAAATTCGGTAATATAGCAAAAGCATTTATTGTTCAAGATGAACAATTAGAAGTAGGACAATTGGAAGTTATCGATGGTAAAATAAGGCAAGTCAAAAATGATAATGTAATACCGAATCCATTAGCACTAAACTTATATTGTTTAGGATATGATACTAATAGAAAACTCGTAGCACTAAATACAGCAGTCAAAAGAAATTTAAAAACATATTTATCACAATACAGAATTTTAACAGACGCAATCAATATTAAAGACGGATATGTTATTAATGTTGGTGTAAGATTTGCAATCACTACTAAACGAGGAATGAATGCAAATGTTATATTGAGAAAAGCAATTGCACAAGTTAGAGAATTCTTTAGAATTGAAAAGTGGCAAATCAACCAACCAATTATACTGAGTGATTTAGCATATCAGATTTCATTAGTGGACGGAGTGGTATCAGTAGTTCCACCAAAAGATAATAATCCAAATAATGATTTGATAATGATTGAAAACAAACATTTAGTTTCAGGTGGATATAGTGGAAATGTTTATGATTTACAAGCAGCTACAAAAGACGGAGTTATATATCCTTCAATGGACCCAGCGATATTTGAAATTAAATTACCCAATACAGACATTGAGGGTAGAGTAGTAGGAGATATGTAATGCATTATTTTGAATTTGGAAGAAGAGACGCAACAATTTATTCAGGTGGAACAACAGCTTCCATAAATACTGGATTTGACGAAATATTAGAAATTAATAAAGTTGTTAATGATAATGGAACAATTGGAAATGTTTCAAGAGTATTGATTGACTTTGATTACGCATATATTTCTGAGTCAATACAAAATGGTAGAATACCTTCTACTGCAAAATTTTATTTAAATTTATTTGACGCAACTTCAGAAGAAGTTGAAGCATCACAATCACTACACGTTTATATGGTTAGTGGTAGTTGGAAACAAGGAACAGGAAAACTTGACCACAATCCAGTAACTTCAGATGGAGTAAGTTATCAATATAGAGACCACGAGAATGAGACACCTTGGGTAACAGGTTCAAGGTTAGACGATGGTGGTGCCTGGTTTACTTCAAGTATTAGTAGTCAGTATGAAGTTAGTTCTTCATATTCCATAAGTTTTGATAAAAAAGATGTTAGAGCAGATGTTACAAGTTTGGTTAAAAATCATATTTATTCAAGTTCAATATTTCCGAACAACGGGTTTCTTGTAAAAAGAAAATCTAAAAGACCAACCACATCAATATTTGCATTTAATTCTGGTAGCGATACAACAGCTGATGAAGCAAGTTCTACTCGATTAGGAAATTTAAAATTCTTCTCAAGAGAAACTCATACAATTTACCCACCGAAATTAGAAGTTATGTGGGACGATTCAAGTTGGGCAACAGGAAGTTTATCAGCATTGAGTTCAACAGACTTAGAAAGATTAAAAGTTTATTTCCAAAATATTAGACCAGAATATAAAGAAAATTCAAAAGTTAAGTTAAGAGTAGTGGGTAGAGAATTATATCCGACAACTACATTTGCTACAACTCCAGCAGAACTAAGTATAAAATATTTACCAAGTGCATCTGCTTTCTATTCAGTCAAAGACGCAGAAACAGAAGAAACAATAATCCCATTCGGAACAGGTTCAAAAGTAAGTTGTGATAGTACAAGTAATTATTTTAATGTCTGGATGAATGGACTACAAGCAGAGAGAAACTATAGATTTTTAATTAAGGTCGTTAGTGGTAGTGGAACAACAGACGAACAAGAAAACTACTACGATGATGACTTTGAATTTAGAGTGGTAAGATAAAATGCCATATTCACTTGAAGAAGCAAAACTTAAATCTGACTTTTATAAAAATCAACTTGATAGTGATTTAATA